TCACACTTGCCGCCTTTAAATTGCACCGCTTGCAATAGCATTTCTCTAACTTCATAATTTGCCCGGTAAGCCTTTGCTACCTGTTCGAGATTACAAATAATAGCTTCGGCTTTTAGCGGAGAAATTGCGCCACGCTTTACACTTTCGACGAGTTTATCGACGAATACGTCCTGTTCTCTTTTTGTTTCTGGCATAAGCGCCAGTGTTGATACTAATTCGTTGTTCATAGTTTATTGTATTTTTCAAGATGTTGATAAATTTCTTTAATTTGTTATCTGTAATTATTACAAATTCCTGCTGATATAAACTCTTTAAACGTCATTAATTCATTTAAATTGTTTTTTAAAGAACGCCCACGCCCTGTTGTCTTAAAATTACTTGCAAGGTATTTGTAATATGCGTCTTTACGACTTAGATTATTAAATTTAAGTTCGTCATAATAATTTGCAAATATTTTACTCAATCCTTCAAAATATTCTCTTTTAACTTCATCGGTAAACATTGGAATCCCTTTAATTTTTCTATTAAAAGAATTGAGTAATTTATCAACAATTTCAGGCGTCCCATTAATGTTTCTTTTCCAGCGATTAATGTTTTTTCTTTTAAGAAAAGAACTCCTGTAATTGTTCAATTCGTAACATAGCAATTTACAATCCGACTTCATCTAAATAGTTTTTTGCGTCTTTTACGTTGTTCAAAAACTTGCTGGCGTCAAGCTGAGTGACAAGCACATTATTCGCCTGTTTAGCTAATGATGCCATCGCTTTTGCTTGTTCAACATTGATTTGTTTTTTGTCAAGTTTTTCCATATTAGCCTTGACGGTTTCGTAGATAAAATTAAATTTTTCTTTCATAGTTTATTGTATTTTTTTAGGTGTTGATAAATCTCTATAATTTGTCCGTCTGTTAGCTCATCCATCGTTGTGAATAGGTACTGTTTTTTGTAGTAGCTCAAAGCCTCCGCATTATTCGCCAAATAATCAAAGACTGTTTTAGTAGTGTCAATCACTTTCGGCTGTTCAGGTGCTTTTGTAGCAGGTTTAGGTCCTGCTTGTTTTTTGGTATTTTCGGTTGTGTCAAAATCTAACTGATTGTCAGTGATACCGAAAAGGCTCATTTTCAAATAACGTTCAGTGTATGTAACACAGCCACCAAGCTGTTGAGCAATGTTTGTAGCTTTAATTTCAGGAATTGCCGAAGCCATTTCAGTCGTCAATTTTTCGCCACTTTCAAGGTCGTAAATAGTTAGCCGACCATACACTCCTAATTCGTTACGAATAAGGTCAAACGACGTGAGTAGTTTGTTGTTGTGGCAAGCCGTGGACACGAGGAACTCGACTTGTGACGGCGTGAAATACTCGTAATTCGAGTATGTGTTTTTGCCCTCTTTTTTTAGCTTGGTAGCTTTAATTTCGGCTTTTGCCGATGCTAATTTGTTTAGTAATTCTTTCATAATTTTAAGTGTTTAAATGTTTACAAATATAATACTTTTTATTATAACCTGCAATAGGTTTTGCTAATTTAGACGAAATCTAAATAGTATTAATCGGGTTTTTTATTCCATATTCAGCGAATAATGCTACCAGGCCAGCATACTGATTAAGTTTCAAATTGCTTCTTCCTAATTTGTAATTACAAAACTGATTGTCGCTTGTAACGCCAAGCACCTTTTTTGCTTTGGTGCGAAATCCTTTCTTCTCCTTGTACGGAATGTGGTTGTATGCCTCCGTGAATGTAAATTTTTTAGTTTTCATACTTTCCTTTAATTATTTTTTCTAACTCTTTATAAATCACTCCATTTTCGTCAATTACTCGCTTACCGTCAAAATCAAAGCAGTGGTATTCGATGCTGTGAACGTCTGTTTTTAATGTAATATCGTGAGGCGTATTGTAACCGTCTCCGCTTTCTTCGAGCTTAACGTAAACCTGTACCATTGTTTCAATTAGTAACTCATTTGCATCGTCTCTAAAATCAATTTCAATCGCTTGCCAGCCCTTTTCGCATTCCAATTCTGGAAGCTCATATTCAGGGGTTAAAATAGGTGTTTTCATTTGTTTAAAATTTAAAGAGGTTATTGATTATTTCTTGATTTTTTGCATATATTTCCGAAAGTCTTTTCACTCCTGCATCGTGCCCTTCGTAATATGCTTCCCTCACTATTTTAATAATGTCATAGTATGCAAGTCGTGAAGCAATATCCAAATCAGATGCTGTTCTAATTTTTTTGCAAATTTCTTGGATTAGAGGTTCTTTTTCTTCAAAATTTTTCATAGTTTTTTTTGTTAAAATATTAGTATTCGTCTTTTTGTATTTTGTAAACCGTAAAGCAAACGAAGCTGATAATCGCAAAGCCTACCGTACCGATCCAATGCCCACCGTTGAATGCGTTTGCACCTAAAATAACCAGCGAAGTAACTCCAGCGAAAAATAGTGTGGCTTGTTCGAGTTTCTTTGTAACGTATTCCGCTGTTGCTTCTACTACATCGCTTTTGTGGCAAAGGAAATAAACGCCTGTTTTTGTTTCTTTAAGCCATAAATGGTCGTTGGCTGCTTCTCCGTGTAATTTGGCGTAATTGTTTACCATTCCGTGCGAGTTGTGAGTGTCGTTAATCACTCGATAGATTTTGTAGTTTTTCATTTTATTAAAATTTTATAAGTTGGTAATTCTGCTTCAAATTCGATAGGGTTTAGCAGTTGAACCCTTTTAATTTCGAGCTGGTTAATTCGGCTGCAAGTCATTTCAAATTCTTTAAGTTCTAATTTAGGAAGCGTTTGTTGTAGCCTCGTAATCTCGGCATCTAATGCCTTAATTTGTTTGTGTGGACTTTGCTTTTTCATAATCTATTTTTGTTAAGATTTTAAAATAATTACCAGTCAATCCGCCTCTTGGTGAATCATTCCCCGATTCAAATTTGATACCCAAAAGCATCAATAAACTTCTTGTTTCTCTTGTATAATCCATATTTGATGTAAATCGTCCACTTCCAGATGTCGAGCAAGGTCTAATCAAATCACCATTAACCATATAGGTTTTGTTTGTTCTATTAATCAAATCTTTTATAATTTGATACGCTTTTGAAGTTTTGCTACCTGTGTAACGATTTTCTAATCTCTTTTGTAATGTAGTTGTTTTCATAATTTTAAGTGTTTGTTTGTGTTTTGTTTTTTTGTTTTAAAATACTCCCTCAATTCTGTAATTTACATTTAATCCGTTAAATAAATTGTCTATTTGAGCCTCTAATTCATCATAATTTTCTTCTTCTTCTGGGAATAAATAAAACCCAAATTCAGAATTATATTCAGTGTAAAAATCAGAATTAGCAATTGCTTCATTTATTACTCTTGCATCTTCTCTTGTTCTTGGTGTTAATTGTAATCCAGTTTTCATAATTGTAAAATGTTAAGTGTTTGTTTATGTTTGAATTTCTATATAGCAAAGATATAATATAAAACATTACAAGTCAAGAAATATGCAAATTATTTTCACCTGCTAACTAACACAATATCAACACCTTACGCACTTACTTATAATTTTTTTTATTACAACATTACCGATTTAACATATTTTAACACTTATTTTTATAGAAATAGCATAAAAACCGAACTTTCAGGCACAAAAAAAGGGTGCGGACTTCACAGCCAACACCCTCAACACACTAAATACTATGAAAAACCACCTATTTTTTTAATCGGAAATATATTTTAATTATTTGCCAGCCGATCACAATAGCAACCACACCGAATAACCACCAAAAAGAGCGTATTTGCCAACGCTGCCACCAATTCAATTGAGCAGGGACAGGGACCTCTTTAACTTCTACCTTATTTATGTAGGTAGTATCTTTTTTTTCAATCAATTTGTCTTTATATCTAATGGACCAGCGTTCAAGCCAAACGGTATCTCCTTTGTGTTTAACGAATATACTATCTTTTTCATACAGATATACACTATCCAACGTCGTACGCACTATTAGGCTGTCTCTAACGACCTCACGTACTAAAATACGAGGCGAACATCCACTTGTAAAAAATAGTACCGCAAAAAGGCTTAAAATGAGTATTTGCTTTTTCATTGTATAATTACTTTTAATTCGTCATACCCTTCAATCGCTGCCATTAATTTAGTCATCGCTTCCGTTGGGCGTGATACCCAACCTTTTTTATCATTATAGCCGACAATTATACAGCCCAAGCTATCCTTTTCGGTATTGCCCTTGTGAATATAAATACCTTCAAAATAAGGAACGCCAAACAAGCGCACAACATTATACCGGAATTTATTACTAAACGCCACATCGGCACGATATTCGCCACGTGGAATTGCTGTAAAACCATAAACCTTATCCTTTGCGCTGTTCAGAACTCGCACCTTGTCTTCTATGGTATCGCAAATATAAACACCATCGACGTATAATTTGCCGATAGTGTACGTTTCTTTGAGTGCAAAACGCTTAATTTGTATCGTTATTTTATTCATTTTTTTCTTTTTCTTTTTCTGCTTTTTCAACAATATCCGATAAATCACTTCCGATAATTTCTTTTAATTTGAATGCTATAAGATAATAAACGAGCCGTAAAAATTTGACTTTAGGATAAACTTTGACTAAATTACGCAATCCATTTCTAAAGTAATAATAAATTGCAATTGAAATGAGAAACTGAACAGCATAAGTACTCAAATCTTGTTTTTGCATCAAGTCAATTAGACCTTTTAACAGGAACGTTATAGCGGAAATTAAAAACAACTCCATTAAACTATCTTTGAGCTTGTTTCCATTAAAATTGTCAAAAAAATCAGGCGGGAAAATTCTTTTGATATTTATTTTGACTTCATCGGCTTTAAATCCT